GATCACCACCCGCTAAGAATATATGTAGGACTCTTTTCTTAGGATAGTTTATAACCTCAGTCACCGCACAGCAGGTATCGTTGTGCCAGAACTGCAGTTGACCGTTCAACACACCTTGAACAATATGTTCAAAATCGTGCGTATCGTTACCTTTATCAAGCGCGGCCTGAATCCACTTATGACACCGCAGCAAGTCAGTTAATATCATCCTTGATGCACCCTAAACGCGCTCAAAGTGACACTAGGCGTAGCAGGCGCGTATGTAGCCGCTGGCGCTGATTCAAGTGTTATAGACGTTGTATCGCACTCATACCATGCCTCGATGTAATCACCTGCTGTCATATTAAGTAGAACGGTACGACTGAGCACCGTAGTCTCACTAGAGTTATGCAGCGTAGCCTTCATGGTCGAGTTGTTGATATCTGACCCGTTTACTTTAGGCCACAGCCAGATAGTTGCCGCGCTTGATGTAGAGCTAGTGACCTGCACACTGAATGAAAGCAGGAACGTACCGCCAGCATTAAACACTAGACGTGTAGTGGGCGAACCGCCAAGACTCATCCCTTCATCTAAGCTAATACTATCCCAAGTGATCGCATACTCTTGGTTAGCCGCTGCAGGAGTTATGTCTGAGCTTGAGATAACGATAGCGTGACCGTCATGCAAAACCAGAGGAACAAACACACCATCAAGTGATACAACAGGCGAATTATTGTCATTATCCCACAGTAAGATCCCATCTTCTGAGGCGCGTGTCTCATTCCTGCGCCACATCAACTTACTGCGTACAGAGTCAAGATACTGGGTTAGGCGATTACCCCAAGTTATCCAGTCTTGACCGAATGGCTTAGGTGATTTCATCGTCTACCGCCTGATTTAACTTCGAGTCGGTTTATACCCACACGCCAATCAGAAAGAACAGTTCCCTGCACTCGCATCCTGATCTGGCGACCCGTAAACCTGACTGATGTAGGGTTAGACATAGAATAAGCGCCATACTCACGCTCTACGTCATTAGGATGGAAGCGCGTCTTGAACACCGCCTCAACCTCACCCTGAGTACGCTCATCTGGGATCATTTCAGTTACAACAGCAACCTGATCACCTGACCCTAGTGAGAACGGAGCAGTCTCAGCAAACGGCACCAAAGAGTCGTAGTTAAAGCCGATCTCGTGCTCATAGGCTTTATAGTCAGTTGCACCGAACAGGGTAGGATTCTTAAACGAGCCAGCATCAAAGCCAGCAGTGCGATCAAGCTGACCTATCATCCACGTATTTTCTGTGTAGTTATACGCTACGTATCGATCTATCTCGTTACTTGCTGATGAAGGGTAGAACCACCATATCTCACCATAGCGACCATTTACAAACGCAAAAGCCTTGCTGATCTGTGCGTTGTTTATATCGCTAAACACGTAGTCACTTACATCAGAGTTTAACTCAGCAACTCGCCCACCTGCGTAGGTGTAGAAGGCTTTAGATCCCATCCAGAACGCACCTGCATCAGATACAGCAACAGACTGCTTAGAGACACAGCCACACGATGTACCGACACGCTCGAAGCCATACACAAACTGACCACCAATGTATGTAGCAATGTGCGCGTCAACATCAGTTAGGATGAGTGTCTGACCTTGAACCCTGCGCCCACACTGAATGTACCCAGCAGTCTGTAGCTCAATATCACCCGCCTCATTAGTGGTTGCTGGAGTCCATGTGTTGTTATCTTCACGATCAGACCAAGCAACCTTGCGAGGATTACCGCCTGCACCCAGCGCGAACACAAACCTTTCGGATGTTACCATTGCAGAGCGGTTTCCCGTTGGTGCGTTAGACAGAACTGCCGCTGGAGTGCCTGTATTTAGCTGCCACTCATAAATCTTACCGTCAGCATCAGAACACGCAATTAGGTACTCACCCCAGTTATCCAGCGCCCAAGATGTTGCAGGTGTTGGTACTGTAGCGTTAATCCGAGCAATACCATAATAACCAGTACCAAAGAACGAACCACCGTAACCTGTATTCACGTCAGCATCAGCAATACCTGCCGTTAGTCCAGCAGGCGTTATGTCGTACTGAATACCCGCACCTGCATAGACGTACAGTTTGTTATACGTACCTGCGGCAGTCCATATATCTTGGGAGTTGTCGCGCCAGCCGTAAGCACCGCGAACAGGTGCATTAGCCGCTGATGATGAGCGTTCACGCCAGCCCTTTACAGGCTGCATGGTGTTGTCGATCCAGCGTACTAGGTTAGAGTCTCGCCAGCGTCCAGTAGACTGGAGATCAGTACCATTACGGTAAATTCCGCTCGGTATATCAAGTGGCACTAGCGGCATACGAAACTCCTTAGTATTACTCTGACTCTTCTAAGTCAGATTTTAGCATGGATACAAACGCTTCTCGCCCTACACCCATCTGTTCAAGATTGAACTGAGTAGAGGATATTTTACGATCAAGATCGCGAATATGGTTGATGATAGCCTTCTGCTTATCAGTCATATCCTCGTATACATACTCTACGCCATCTACAGTGACTGGGGTTTTTTCTGATTTTCCCATTGTAGTTTCCTCTTTGGTTTATCTATTCCAGAATTTATATGTAAGCTCTATACCGAAGGCATCATAGCCAGCATCATCTTCGCCAAAAGCACAAGAATGGTGAGTGTACTTAGAGTTAATAGTAAAGTTTTCGTACTCATACACATTCAACCTCAACCCTAAGTTGCTAGTAGTACGATCATCGACACTGCCAACAACACACTGAGGCGATGTACGCTGAGTGTAGTCTAAACCAGCAAACACCTCGGCCTCTTTGAACCATACAGGCTCTTCAGCAAAGGCTTTAGGAATGACAGCAAGGGCAACGGCAAAGCATATAGCTAAGACAATACCCTTGAGGATGCCAAGTCCAGTGCGGCTAGAGAAGTACTCTTTAAGGGATACAGTGCGAAGGCTGTATAGCCCCCACACTACCACCACTGCTAAGATTGCCAGTACAAACTGAACTATGTCGCTCATAGTTATGCTTCAGATTCAGCCAGTTTAGCTGCATAGGCTGCTTTGACTTCATCAGTGAAAATAGCAGCTGCCATTGCCTGTACTGAGGCTGGTTCGTTGGATACGTCTGAGTCTGGGGTTAGTACGTGGCGTGAGTAGCCTTTAGAGCCTACAAGCACACCGTCCTCTTCAATCCATGTAGCGTTACGCACTTGAATCATTGGGATGGTGTCTAAATTGACTGCTTCAACTTTGTCTGTTTTCGTAATCTTTTCTAACATTGTGTTTTCCTTTTGGTCTGTCTAATGAGTCCACATTAGATATTGGTTAGGCTGTTTCGTAAGTCATAGTTAAATAAATTGAAGCGGAGCCAGAAGCAAACTGACTAACTTTAATTGTATCTAATGCTGCTGGTAGTTGTTCTACTAAAGTAATAAAAGAGGAACCTGAGCTATTGTATGCCCCTACAGACACTGACCCTGTATCTATAGATATGTCTATTACCTGCACTAATCCTCTAGAACTATTTCCAGATGCAACAGAAGTAAACGGTAAGTTTCTAATACGGGCTATAGCGCCAGAGGTTAATCCTGTAGTGTTTATACCATTTATCGAAATATCTACATGAACAATTCTACCTACCTTAGTGTATCGCCCTATTGTAGAAGTAGCTGTAGCCGCATTACCTCCTGATGTATTGTCATACACGACAGGAGTCCAAGTCCCCTCTTCATAATCATCCAGCTTATTAGCCGCAACTGTGCCACCTAAGTAGACACCGCCTGATAGGTAGAGGTCTTTGAAGCGTTGGTTAGAATAACCTAAGTCAATTGCTGCATCTCTGTAAGCAACACCTGAAGTAGAGAAAGGCACTACAGCATCAACACCATCACTAAATGTGATACCAGTATCGCCAGTTCCTATATAGCTGTCACTCTGACTAACACCAATACTCCCCACAGTTGAGCCGTCTTTGCGGAATACTGCAATGTCACCATCAGATCCCGTCCTGTTTGCATATATAGGTGCCCCTGCTCTGGCTACCGCATAACCCCCCGCAGGGAT